ATGAAACCAAAATCAATCACAGCTATTGAAGAGGTAGACATTTTAACTTTCATCAAAAGACTTGATTTAAAGGTGGTAATGCCACAGATGACCAAAGATATTATACTACATAACAGATGTTATTTTAAAATAACTTTCAATCAAACCAAAGACGTTATTAAGGTAGAGTTTGTAGGTGCTGAAAAAGTACGTAAAGATAAGTATGGTGAGAACTATTCTATCTGTTATGATTGGTCGACATTGATTGATGTTGAAACTATTAAGCCATATAAACACGATTGTAACGATAGAACACAGCTATATATATATGAAGCTAAATGTGTTGGACAAGATGTTTATCCATTACCTAGCTATACATCAGCATTCAATTGGGCATTTCTCGATGGCGAGATGTCTTATCTTCAAAAGAGCAACATAGTTAACTCTATATTCCCATCGTTTGCAATGATGTTCCCAAAAAAACCACAAACACCTGAGGAGATGCAAGGCATAAAGGACACCATAGAAAAGGGAAAAGGTGCGAGTGAAGCGGGTAAAGCATTAGCTTTCTTTGCGAATAATAAAGACCAGCTACCAACAATTGAGGCTATACCAACAAGCAATAACGATAATCTTTTTCAAGTTACTACTGAATCAATTGACTCAAAGATTTGTCAAGCACACATCATTGACCCTATCTTAATGGGTATTCGAGTTAGTGGTAAGTTAGGAAGTGGTACAGACATCAAACAAGCCTACACTATTTTCGAGAAAAACGATGTAATGCCTAGACGAAGTTTAGTAGAGGATATTGTCAATGACCTTTTCGATATTGCTAAACTACCTTGTTCTATTAAACTCAATAACTTTCAAGTTATCAATGAAACTATTATCGAGGTCGAAGATTCCACGAAGAAAATAAACGATGCACTAAATGCCATGTCACCATTGGTAGCAACGAAAGTTCTTGAATCAATGACTGAAAATGAGATTCGTGCATTGGCATCATTACCTCCTGTAGATGGTGGTGATAAAATTAAATCACAAACAACAACACCAGCGCCATGATTTATTTTGTAACCGAGAACTACTTAAAAACAAAAACACCTATCACAGCAAACATAGATGTTAATACTATCACTCCATTTATATCTACGCAAAGTGACATGAGGGTACAACCTATTTTAGGTACATATTTCTATCAATATATTTTAGGAAAGTATAATGCTCAAACATTAACACCTAATGAAGAGGTGCTGGTAGGATACATTCAGCCTGTTGTCGCATGGCGAAGTGCAGAAGATGCTATATTTGGTTTATCATATCAATTAAAAAACAAAGGTCTACAAACACAGAATGGTGACTATTCCAATTCAGTTAGCCAAAGTGAGATTAGTTTCTCAATGGACCACTATGGTCAAAAGGCATCATTTTATGAGGCACGTTTATACGAATACTTGAAAGAAAACAAAGACCTTTTTCCAGAGTTTACTAGTGTAAACAACAAAGATAGTGACATCAAACCAAGCAAAGACAAGGATAGTGGTTACACAAATAGTTTTATGTTCATATGAAAGGAAATTTAGATATATATGCAGTAGGCATTGGAGTTATGGGAGCAGTTTTAAAAGGGGTTAAACACAAGTTAAATATGAAAAGTGTTTTATTAAGTGGGGCAGTATCTGCGATTTTAGCCTATGGTACAATCGGAGTGCTAGACATGTTTTTTTCTAATTTAGAACCTAGGATAATTATCTTAGTATCGTTTGCAGTAGGGTGGATTTCGAATGAATTGATGGATATTCTTGACGCTGTGGTAAAAGATAGTTATGATGTATTTATAGCATGGGGTAAAGAGAAAGTAAACAAATTTTTGAAGAAATGATAACAACGAAAGAGTGCATTGCACGGTATGGTAAGCCACATGAGACAGGCAAACCATACCTGGTAAAGATAGATTTGCCTTATCCGATGAGACTAGCATGGGACAAGGATACTAAAGTAACATCAATGAGATGTCACACATTGGTAACTGATGCGTTTAGCAAGGTGTTTAACGAACTTTTAGCTACTTACGGGTACGATAAGATAGTTGAGTTAGGGATAGACCTTTACGGAGGCTGTTTTGCATTTAGAAAGATGCGAGGTGGTAGTGATTGGTCTAGACATTCTTGGGGTATAGCTATTGATTTAGACCCTGAGAGAAACAAATTGAAAGAAAGTGGTTTAACTGCACGTTTTGCAAGGCCCGAATACAAGCCAATGATAGACATATTCTACAAGCATGGTTTTAAATCATTAGGAATAGAAAAAAACTATGATTGGATGCACTTTGAAATAGCTAAATAGCTATATTTGATTGCCAAAAATCCAAAGACGTTTAATTTTTCGCTAGGTAAGTCAAACCCTCTAATTTATTTTAGGGGGTTTTGTCATTCATAATCAAGCAGTTACAAAAAACTTGTGAATATTTATGTGGATAACTATTGTTTATTTAAAATAGTTATGTACATTTGTAAGGTCAATAAGGCACAAAACAAAAATTAAACGTCATGGAACAGGTAAGTATTAAGTTAGATGGAAAAGAAAAAACGTATATCGTTACTGGTAATTGGCCACGCCCAAATGGTATTGTTTTAAAAGGTTTATGGAAAAGAGGTTGGAAAGGTGGTAAGTTTTATTTTGCCTCATTCAATTCACAAGGTGAATATATCGATGGGACATTCACTTGTCATGGTATTAACCATGCAAGTGATTTGCTAGATTTCGTTTTAAAACATATTTAAAAAAAACGAGGCGTGCGACTCGGTAACGCACATAAAAATTAAACGTCATGAAAAAACAAGAATCAAACTACTTATTTTCATTCCAAGATGGTCACGGAAATGAAATCGAATCAAAAGTAATCGCATGTTACTCTAAGAAAGAAGCCATGAAGTTAGCTAATCGTTTTTTGGCAGAGTCACGTGATGGAGATTTAGTAAAAGTTAAAACCCGTAAACAATGAATGCAACGCTAAAAAAAGCCGAATCACAATTAGAAATGGTTGTGCAATGGGTGAGAAGAGAAGAAAGGCTCAAAGCTGAGTTAGTAGAACTATCAAGCAATAAGATGCCCTCTACGAAGACTTACAAGTTGTTCCTAATAGAAAGCATCGAGGACTGCATAGAACAGCGTGAGAGACTATTAAACGAAGTAATAACCATAATTAAACAATGTCATGAATAACTACTATCAAATTGCCAACGATTTTCTTAATGAAAGAATCGGAGTTACAAAGGGAGTTGAAAACACGTACATCCCTAAACAAACAGCCATTGACGATGCAGATAGAGCAAGTTTTTGGAATCACTACGACGTGATGAGAATTAAATTAATAGGTAAAATAAAAAGAGCAAAAAGATGAGTGAAATGACAGCAATCGATTATTTAGTAGAGCAACTATTGGATAATCAAACGTATCAAAATGATGGTTATGTGACCATAGATTTGAGCATTGAGAATTTTGAATACTTTGTTAAACGAGCAAAAGAGATAAGCCAACGTAACATTGAACAAGCATTTAATCATGGTCGCAATGTAGGTAGTGTTGGAAGTCCTGGAGTAGATGGAAAGTATTATTATAAACAAACATTTAAATCGGAGTAACATGGAACTTATTTTATTTGGCATTGGGATGTGTATCCTATTAGCCGCAGGACTTTTTTATTTTATTTACAAATCATTAGTAGAAATTTATGAAAAAATCGACAACATTGAGAACAATCAATAATGCAGACCCAATGGAATCATTTATTGGACGAATGAATCCAATTGATGACCTTACCATTAGACATTATTTTAGCCACACAAAGTACCGTGGTGCTTTCTTCAATGAACTTAAAACACAATGTATAAATTTATTACGTAAGCAAGGATTTGTCATGGAGGATATAGCGCATATAGTAGCTTTAAAGGATCATTCATGCGTAGTACATCATTTGTACCACAAGAAACAACACAAGCATATTAAGGAAGAGGTATCAAAGAATTTTGAAGATTGGTTAATTCTTGGTTTATATCCCGAAACATGTGGTCCTGATGAATATAGACTCAAAAACAAGCATGAGTTCTGTGGATATCTTAAGAAAAAATAATTACTTTTACACAA